ACAGCACAGACCGCGATCAAAAAACTGGAGAAGGAAGGTCGTGTCCATCACAAAATTGGAGAACGAGGGCGCAAGCTCTGGCACCTCACCGACAAGCCCGTCGCGCCGCCCCCGCCAAAACCCAAAGCCGATCCCGTGGCCGTTCCCGTCAATCGAGGAGTTGTTACGCATCGAATCGCCCAACCGGGTGAAGAAGCCCCCGCCCCTAAACGCCGAGCCAAAACCATCTCGATCAAGAGGCAAAGCTGGTTCTCAGCCCTTGAGAAGTGAGGAGGAAGCACCGTGGTAGACCGTAAACTAGATGAAAAGGCATGGAACATGATCAAAGCCGACGATACTCAAGCTGGTGGCACTCACTACAAAGATATGGCTGTGCAACCGTGGACTGTGATGGAAGCGATCCTCACTCGCACAGAGTTCATCGGATTTCTCAAGGGCAACATCATTAAATACTCAATGCGACAGGGTAGAAAGGATTCTCCAGACGCAGACAAGTGCGCCCACTACATCCAAAAGCTCAAAGAAGTGGAGTCTCAGCATGGATGAGATTGTCACAATTGACTTTGAAACTTATTACTCAAGCTCATTGGGCCTTGGGTTTAAGACTCAAACGACCGAGGAATACATACAAGACCCCCGCTTTGAAGTTATCGGCGTTGGGGTGAAGGTAGGTAGTCAGAAGACTGTGTGGTTCAGTGGATCAAAAGAAAAGACAAAAGAGTTTCTTGACTCACTGAATCTTGGCGAACGAGCGGTGCTGTGTCACAACACTTTGTTTGACGGAGCGATTCTGTCGTGGGTGTTCGGTATCAAACCGGCTTTCTGGTTCGATACATTGTCTATGGCTCGCGCTCTTTGTGGAGTTGATGTAGGAAACTCACTGGCAAAACTTGCTGATCGGTATTCTCTGGGCGCAAAAGGTGACGAAGTCATCCACGCTGATAACAAGCGGCGAGTAGATTTTTCCCCGGCAGAACTGGATCGATACGGGCAATACTGCAAGAACGATGTGGATCTGACATATGCCTTGTTCTTGCGCCTACAGCAGGAGTTCCCTGAAGATGAGTATGCGCTGATAGATATGACGCTTCGCATGTACACCGAGCCGTCGCTCATGGTGGACGATGCGCTTTTGAATATCCGACTGGCAGATATTCAGCAGGATAAGAAAAGTCTCTTGAACGATCTCAAGGAGCGTATGAAGTGCGAGAGCGAGGAAGAAGTACAGAAGAACCTATCCAGTAATAAGAAGTTTTCCAAGGTCTTAGAGGATCTAGGTATAGATGTCCCATTAAAGATAAGTCCCACGACTGGAAAACCTGTACCGGCTCTTGCGAAAAGCGATGAAGGGTTTATCGCTTTGACTGAGCACCCTAACCCGTACATTCAACAACTGTGCGCTGTGCGTCTGGGTACGAAGTCCACGCTGGAGGAATCCCGCATTCAGCGGTTCATTGACATCGGTGCGCGAAACAAAGGCTACATTCCTGTCCCGCTTAAATACTATGGCGCACACACCGGGCGTTGGTCGGGGATGGATAAGATTAACTTCCAGAACTTACCTAGCAGAGATAAGAAAAAGAAGACGCTGAAGAATGCGATTCTTCCGGAGAATGGAAAGCTAATCATCAACGCTGACTCATCCCAGATCGAGGCTCGGGTGTTGGCGTGGCTTGCAGGGCAGCAAGATCTAGTGACAATGTTTATCAAAGGCGCAGATGTCTACTGCGACTTTGCGTCAAAGATATACAAAAGAACTATAACCAAAGAAAATCCTCTAGAACGGTTTGTCGGTAAGACTTGCATCTTGGGCTTAGGCTACGGCACGGGTGCTGTGAAGCTACGAACTACCCTGAAGAACACGCCACCCGGTGTAGAGCTACCGGTAGAGCTATGCTTGCAGATAGTCTCTCTGTATAGAGAGTACAACTCTTATATCACTGACCTATGGAGACAAGGCGACTGCGCTTTGCGAGACATTCATGCGTGGGATAAAAACGATACGAGCAAGTACCCGTTTGGTGAGCACGGATGTGTGTACGTAACGCAAAAAGGGATTCTGCTCCCCAATGGGTTGTATATCACTTACCCCGGATTGAAACTATACGATCAGGTTCCTACTGAACAAAACCAAAGAAGGGGTTTCTCTTATCAATCTCGCAAAGGCCCAGTTTCAGTCTGGGGCGGCGTGGTAGTAGAGAATGTTGTACAGGCGTTAGCCAAGATCATCGTTGGCGAACAGATGCTACGGATCAATCAGCGTTATAAGGTGGCGCTGACCGTGCATGACGCTGCGGTAGTCTCAGTAAACGAGAACGAGATCGATGAAGCGGTGGAGTACATCAGGCAGTGTATGTCTACTCCACCTAGCTGGGCGCAAATACAGGACGGGGGCAAGGTGTGGATGCGACTACCCGTGACATGCGAAGTCAAATACGGGCGCAGCTACGGTGAATGTGGATGACATTGGACGCAAAAAGGATTAACATAGATAAACCTTAACGAGGCTTATTTATGACACCCACTCCGTTCACTTGGTCGTACTCCGCGCTGAAAGACTATACGAACTGCCCCCGCCAGTATCATCAAGTTCGTGTGGTCAAACAGTACACTAAAGCGCCGTCGCAGCAGATGCTCTACGGCAAAGAAATTCATAAGGCATTGGAAGACTACGCACGGGAGGGTAAACCCTTACTCAAGAACTACGAAGTATACAAATCGATTATGGATGCGCTTCTCGACAACCCCGGAACCAAATACCCGGAGCATGAGATGGCGCTGACCCTAGATAAAAAGCCCTGCGGCTTCAGCGATAGCAATCGTTGGGTACGAGGAATCGCAGATTTGTTGATCGTAGACGGAGACCACGCATTCATCGTAGACTACAAAACGGGCAGTGATCGTTACCCTGATCTGAAGCAACTGAAGCTCATGGCGCTGATGACTTTTGCTCACTTCCCAGAAGTTAGTTTCATAAAGGCTGGATTGCTCTTTATCGTGAAGAATAGTTTTGTCGATGAAAGCTACGAACGAAAAAATGTCGAAGCTCTCTGGCAAAGTTTTGATAAAGATTTGGAGCGCCTTCAGATCTCACTGGAGACTAATGTATGGAATCCAAACCCCACCCCTCTTTGCGGTTGGTGTCCAGTACAAACTTGCGAGTATCACAGGCTGAAAAAGTAATGAAAGATGATCACGTTATCGACTATGCGCTGCCGCTTATCGACGCCGAGAAAGCGATTAGAAAAGCCAATGACGCGCTTTTGATAAAGCAGTATGATGATGCCCTTGAGGCGCTACTCAAAGCGGTGGTTGAGTTGCGCTCTGCTTATGTTGCCACTCGCTTCATCAAGGAACAAAGCCATGCCCTACGTCAACAAACCACGACCATACAAGAAAGAGTATGAGCAGCAAAAGGCTCGGGGCGAACACGCAGATCGCATGGAGCGTCAACGAGCGAGACGGGCGGTGGACAAAAAGGGTGTAGACCGTGATGGTAAAGACATCGCGCATGTGAAACCGTTGAGTAAAGGCGGCACTAACAAGGACGGATACCGTCTTCAGTCGCCTAGTAAGAATCGATCCTTCAGACGTAATTCAGATGGATCAATGAAGTAGGGTGCTGTCGTCACGCGCTGTAAGACATGAGTGGGCGCGTAATAAATTTAACCGTGTCTGCTGTGGTGCATCGTTCTTCTCCAATGTAGTCACAGCCGACTAGCCCCCGTAAGGGGCGCTGTTCAATTCAGTACAACTCGGGGTTTACCATGAAGATAGTGGACAATGTCGCACTACGTTTTGTCGTCGAAAAAACGTACGCGCACTACATAAAAAAGCATATCGCCAAGTGTGAAGTCTTGGCAGAAAATGCTACGCACGAAGAGCTGCTGGTCTATTGGGGGATCCACGAATCGCAACTGCTGTACCGCGTGTTCGGTGATGAAGTCCCCTGCCCGATCCAGCGAGAATATGACTGGCCCGGTCTGTATAAACCTTTTGAGCACCAGAAGACTACATCAGCTTTTCTGGCTCTGCGCGAACGGGCGTTTTGCTTTAACGAAGCCGGGACCGGGAAGACTTCTTCTGTCGTGTGGGCTGCTGACTACATGATGAAGCAGGGGCTGATCAGACGAGTGTTGATCCTTTGCCCACTGTCGATCATGTCTACCGCGTGGAGAGCCGATGTATTTAACTCAGCCCCCCATCGCACGGTGGCGGTAGCGCACGGTTCCGCTTCCAAGAGGAAACGTATTATTGAGGGTTCCTATGAGTTCGTCGTAATCAATTACGATGGGCTATCGACAGTGATCGAGGAAGCCGAAAAGGTAGGGTTTGACCTAATTGTGGTTGACGAGGCTAACGCATATAAAACGGTCTCGACCAAACGGTGGAAGACCTTGCAAAGGCTACTTAAACCTTCTACGCGCCTGTGGATGCTTACCGGCACTCCCGCATCTCAGTCACCTATGGATGCGTTCGGCCTTGCGCGTTTGGTCTGCCCACACAATGTGCCGCGCTACACCACAGTGTGGCGAGACAAGGTCATGTATCAAGTATCTCGGTTCAAGTGGATGCCTAGACCTGACGCCAAGAACACCGTCCACAGAGCGTTACAGCCAGCGATCCGGTTTGAGAAGCGTCAATGCCTTGATCTTCCGGAGATACTTTACCAAACAAGAGTCGTACCCCTGTCAGATCAAGTCGTCAAGTATTACAAACGTATCAAGGAGCAGATGTTAGTTCAAACAGCCGGTGAGACGATCACCGCAGTCAATGCAGGAGCCATGCTCAGTAAACTTCTCCAGATCTCTGGAGGCGCAGTCTATTCCGATACAAAAAGTGTAGTTCAGTTTGATGTCAATCCACGCCTGTCAGTTCTGTTGGAAACCGTTGAAGAGACGCAGAATAAAGTAATCGTTTTCGTTCCGTACACTCATACCATTGAGTTAGTCAGTTCGTTCCTATCCAGTAAAGGAGTTACAAATGAAGTCATAAATGGTGATGTGTCTGCTAATAAACGCACAGAGATTATCAATTTGTTCCAAACAAGTGAAAACCCACGGGTTTTAGTCATTCAACCACAGGCCGCATCGCATGGGGTCACACTCACTGCCGCTGATACGGTGGTGTTTTGGTCTCCGGTGATGAGTGTTGAGACTTATCTTCAGTGCATCGCACGGATCGAACGGGTCGGGCAGAAGAACAAGATGCTGGTAGTTCATCTGCAAGGCTCGGAAGTCGAACGAAAGATCTACGGGATGCTACAGTCGAAAGTCGATCTTCACGCAAGCCTAGTCGATTTGTACAAACAGGAGCTGGAAAGTGAGTGAAGAATTTTCCCTTGAAGATATGGTTAAGTCCTACTTGACGATACGCAATGAGCGTGAGAAACTGAAGTCTGACTACGAGGCTGCGGACGCTGTGCTGCAAGCAGATCAGGATGTGCTTAAACGCGCTATGCTTGACATCTGCAACAACACCGACGCCGCGAGTATCAAGACCGAATCGGGAACTGTGATTCGTAAACTTAACGAGCGGTTCTTCTGCAACGACTGGGAGCCGTTTCGTCAGTTTATTATTGATCAGCAAGCGATTGATTTGCTTGAGCGTCGTATTCACCAAGGTAACTTCAAGCAGTTCATGGGGGATCGAATCGCTAAAGAAGGTTTGCCCCCCGGCGTAAACGTCATGCGTGAGTTTGACGTAGTTGTTCGTAAACCAACCCAAAGGTAATCAAATGAGTAATGATCTAGTCACCCTCTTGTCGCAAAACCCCGCGTTGGTCGAGACCGGTCTGGATGAGGACACGCTTGCCGTCTCTGGTGGGCGTGGCGGTATGAAGCGCATCTCCATCAAGGGAGGTGTGTTTCGTAAGTACGCTGGCGGCAAGGAAGTCGGTCGTATCGAAGACCGCTCCATGAATGTCATCTTCGTGAAGATGTCCCACAAGCCTTCGCGCATGTTCTATGACAAAGGCTACAAAGAAGGTGAGCGCGTTAGCCCCGCCTGTTGGTCTAGTAACTCCGAGACCCCGGACGAAGGTGTGCGTAATCCGGTCGCCCAGACTTGCCAGAGCTGCCCCAACAGCGTCAAAGGCTCTGGGGAGAACGGAACTTCTACCCGCTGCAAACTGTCTTGGCGCACTGCGGTTGTGCTGCCTAACGACCCGTCCGGGGATGTAATGCAGTTGGTGCTTCCGGCTACTTCTTCGTTTGGTAAGGAAGAAAACGGCAAGTTCCCTTTCCGCCCTTACATCCAGCACTTGGCGTCATACAACGTGTCGGCGGGGCGCGTCATCACCCGCATGTCGTTTGACACTAATTCGCCAACCCCGAAGGTTCTCTTCAGCGTTGCGGGTATCGTTCCTGACGAGGATAAAGAAGCTGTCTCGCGTCAGGCGAAAAGCCCCGCTGCCGAATCCGCAATCAAGATGAACGTCTATCAGGCAGACGCTTCAGAGGAAAAGGCGGCGATGCTTGTGGTTCCCGAGGCTGATGTAGCTGAAGACGGTATCCCTGAGCCGACTAAGCGCGAAGAATCTCCGAGCTTTACCGCATCCGAGACCAAGGATGTGGACATGGGTTCGGTGATGAAGAAGTGGGCGCGTAAGAAGTAATCATTTCTGGGCGAGTGGCGAAACGGTAGACGCAGGGGACTTAAAATCCCCGGCCCCACGGCGTGTCGGTTCGACTCCGACCTTGCCCACACTAAACAGGAGCAAACAATGTCTAGGACATATAGTGATAAGTTCGTTTTAGAACTTAAACAGAAAGACCCGGATGACCCCGGTATTGCGCTGGCGTTAGCTTGTGTGAATGCTAATCTTCCGGGTAAGTACATTGCCGACGCGCTCGGTGTAACTCGGGTCGCAGTGTTCAATTGGTTCCGTGGCGGTAAGATGAGAACCAAGATCCTGCACAAGGTCGAAGTGATGACCGACCTGATTGAAAGCGATACCGCAAAGGGACGCCTCCCGGCTAAGACCAGAGCTGAAGCCAAAGCGTATCTTGAGGAGATGATCGGTCGCCCTTTGAACCTCAAGCCTGAAGAGCCGAAAACAGAAGTCCACACCCCTGAAGAACCTAAACCAACCGAGGTGGAGAAACCAAGCGAAACACCAGCGCAAGTCGCGTAACCAAAGGGGGCGAAAGCCCCCTTTTAACACTGTTGGCTGATCGACATGGCAAAACAATTTTATGAGAAAGCCCTGCCGACAAGTGGTGTGTACTGCGTAGCCAGTCTTGACAGGAAGACTGACATACTGCGTCATCACTTTGCGGAATCCCTAGATGAAGTCATCAACAAGATTGAAGGACTGAAGAAACAAGGAGGACTTGACGTATATGTTGCGATGGGGACATTCAAAAGTTACTCACGCAAACAAAACAACTGCCTGTACTTCAAGAGTTTTTTCATTGATATCGATGTTGGCGAAGA